TACCACCTGAACCTTCCTTGATTTTTGACAACAGATCTTTCCAATCACCTGATGTCTTATTAATGATATTACCTGTGTGAGTTACCATAGCAGTTGGTGAAAGGATTTTTTGTTCCCATTCTCCACTAGCAAGCAATTCTTCTTTCTTTGAAATTGAGATAAACATCTCTTTCATTTCACCGGTCTTAATGTTTTTCATATCGTATGTCGGCATAATAATATCCTAAAATGGATCCCCCAAAATAGAGGGATCCGATTAGATAAGGATCACCCCCTCGTGACTTGATTAATGGCAGCGTCTAAGAATGCTTGTTTCTTAATCATCTTATATGCTGCCTCCTCTTTCCCTTTTTTATTTAACTTGTGAATATAATGTCCAAGTTCCCTAGAGTCTTTTTTAAGTCGTTCTATTTGGTTTACCACCATAGGCAAGTCTCCTTGTTATCGATTTGGGTATTCACATAATCATTCTGGGATTAAATCGGGTAGTGCCTCCTGTACTAGTTTTTTAGTTAATCCATCAAATTCTGGTTTGGTTTTATTGACCATTGACACGAGAATAGCAGCGTCTTTGGGATGAATTCTTTCTAGAATATCTATAAACATACGTTCACGACGAATAGGTGTTAACTGCTCACAATCGCGTAAACCTTTTATAAAATATTTAAAAAGAAGATGTTCTTTAAAGAGTGTACTAGGTGGCGGGGCGCCATCATTACCTGGAGTGTAAGGCGGTGTACCTGGCGGAAGCTTCCAAGTAATTCTATCATCAAATGTGCCTTGCAATACATCACGCACAGGCATGATATCATTCTCTTGCAATAATTTAATTTTATCTTTCCTACTCTTGGCAGACTCAATTGCCTCGAATACTTCATATACATTCATTTGTCTAGTTTTAATCATTAATAATCACCTTTAAGATACTATAGTACATTATACACACGACTTGACAAGTTGTCAAGCATTATTTAGATAGGCAGTTTCTGTTGCACTGCTCGGCCCTTCTTCTGACTAGCAATCCACGCTCTAGCATCTTTTGACTCAGGTGGTTTGTTAGTAAATTTCACCGCGTCTCTATATGCTCGTAACGTCTCTTTCTTGTAGTCTTTACCGTTTGAATTATCAACTACAAGAAAATTCTTTTTACCAAAGATGGTCTGCAACAGACCAACGTTCTGTTGGATAGTGTCCCACATCTTTGCCACCTCTGCGTCAGGTAATGAGCGTTCACGATCACGGTTGCGTTGTAGTGCAGTTTCTTTATCGGTGTTTACGAATATCATTGCAACATCGTAACCCATCTTCTTCATCATCTTTGCTTGTTGTGCTACCTTCGCATGATCACGACCTGTGCCATCAATAACAAGCCCTAAACGACCTTTGAGATAGAGTTCTTGTTTCTTACCAGTGAGAGTCTTGGCACGACCACGTAGCTCTTGCCCTTTGTCAGAGAAGATACCTTCGGGGTCTAATGCGATACCGGCTTTCTTCATGGAGTTTTCAAATGCATCGTCAGAGTTGACAACGCGATATCCCAGTGCTGGCAACCCAGTCTTACCTGCGATGAATGATTTGCCACTGCCAGGACCACCAGCGAGAAAGATTGCTTTGAAGATTGCGGGGTCATTAACACCTTCAAAGAGGTGTTGTCTAAATGATTTCATAGTTAGTTGATCTAATTGTCTCAGTTAATATTTATAATTTTAAATGTTTAGAATGAATTTTACAACCAATAAAGGCGTTGTAATAATCATCTCTTAAAAGAACATCCTTGTCAAATTGTTCTTTGGCTTCAAAGTATGACATCTCGCCTTTGGTCTTACAAAGTCTCAATATCGTTCTATTATATATGCTATCTGAAATAGTTATTTGTTCTAATAGACGCTCACTACTACCATGGTATGTACGCCAATCGCTCTCCACGAGCGTCCTCTTGCGTCTCTTCCGTGTTTTGGTGACTGGTAAGATCTTACTGCGCCAGAAGCCTTTCTTGCCGATATATTTCATACCGGTGTCAGCCTCCTCTATCAGATACACAAAACCCACCAAAGAGCTTAATTCCTCTTCGGTGGGTTCATACGGTTTGCTTTCAAAGTACCAGGTCATGGTACTACTTATATGTCTTCTTCGTCCCAATTCTCGTTTGTATCATCACCACACATAGGGCAGAACACAGGCATTTCATCACAATCCTGCACCACCAGTGACATATGAATATCACATGATGGGCAGTGAAACTTCCAAGGGTATGGGTCGCTCATACGATCTCACAATTCCCAGCAGCACAAGCCAGTTCTTGACTTCCGACTGTAGTATCGCTCAATTCGTATTCGCTTAGATCTGCCCAATTAACATCCTTTGGCATAATCTTCAGCAACTCTTTGTATCCTGCTTCATCAGTATCTTGATAAGGTGCTTGCTTGTAAGTGTGATCACTAAACGGCAAGAACGATACACCACTCATGTAGTCAAAGTTCTTGTATGTCCATGCGCCTACGTCCATCCACTCATGCTCTTTGACAGAGATAGTAACAGAAGGCTTATGTTCGCACCAATGCTTCTGGTAGATCAACCACATCTCTAACTGTTCAATAGCAGTCATATCAGTGCGGAATACTGCACCCTTGTCTACCTTCACGGGAAACGAGAACACAACAGTCTGTGATGGATTCATCTGATCATCTTCAACAGGGAATCCTTTGTCAATCATGAAATTGGTTAGAGGGTCTTTCTTGTCTCCACGTACAGTACGAATGTAGTAAGGATTGTGTCGTGCGTGTATTCCAGATGCCGCGTCAACGAGCTGTGAGACCGTACCAGAGGGTTTCACGCATGTGATGGCAACTGACTGGTTGATTCCTAGTTTCTTAGACAACTCAGCATTCACCTTGACTGCTTCTGCTTTGAGTTCTTCTAACAGTGATGGTAGATCACCCAACTTACCATTGGTGTACTTGTTGTCCATGATACCAGTCATGGACACACCAAGCAAACGTTCCTCTTCACAGTTCTTGCTCCAAGTCTTTGAGATATACTTGAAGTTCACCAGTGAGGATTGGAACGTTCCTAGAATAGTTGCGAGACGGACTTTCTCAAGTAGCGACTCGCGGTTATCACCCGCACGAACCACAACCTCTGATAGGTTACAGAATTCACGAGAGCGAAGAATGATCTCAGAACAAGGGTTGGTGCCAAACTCGTGGTCACCCACCTCCCTTCGACCAGACTTGATTGCTGCCATATTAGCAGACTCACGATTGAAAATACCACGTTCCCCCGACTTGGAATCGTAGAGTGCTTTCCACTCGTCCATAAAAATACCGATATCAGGTTTCTCAGTGTATGCAGCAGAGTTATTTGCGAGTGCCCTGTGCCCGTAGTCGTTCCACCACTGCCCTGCTTTAGCATGTCTCATACGATCGTCTGAGAGGTTACTCAGACTGATTAGGGCGCTTCTTCGGACGCCACCTACTACTACGACCTCTGCAATCTTACATACAATATCGTGACATTCTACTGAGGTTAACCTGCGCCCAGCAGCAGACTTGAAAGTATCAACAGAGAATTGAAAGAGATCAATCAATGGCTGTGGTCCAGACGCACGACCACCAAAGGTCTTCAACGGCATGCCAGCAGCCCGTACTTTGCTCATGTCCCATTTTGGGACTTGTCCTGCATACAACAGACCAACGAGTTCCTTCATTGCCTTTGCCCAACCGAGTTTGCTGTCGCCCACAACGATAGTGGTATCGGTATCGTGAAACTCATCTGCTACACGTGGCATCTGTGAGATGTGCTGTCGTTCTACCGAGAACCCAACACCAGTACCGTTCATCAGCACATAAAGGATTTCATCAAACGAGGAGGGTTTGTCAACTGCAATGTATGAGCAGTTATAACCAGCAATGTTCTCGCGCTTCAGTGCTTCACCCGCAGTCATCAGACACCGCATAGACGGCATGACTTTCTGAGTCAGTACTGCTTCTTCTAGTTCATTGCGGAGTTTAGCAGGTAGTTTGTATTCACACGTATCCCAGAGATGTTCGGTAAAGAAATCAAAGTAACGCCCGATTGTTTCTTCCCACGTTTCTCGCCTCCCTTCTTCTGGTAACCATCTGCTGTAACGTGACA